TAATCGCCAAACACCTGAAGCTTTATCTAATTCTTTTACTATTACTATTCCTGAACCACCAGCTCCACCATTTCCACCTGATTGATTACTACCACCACCTGCTCCACCTCCTGTGTTTGTTGTTCCACTGCTTCCAGCACTTGAATTTGATCCTGCTCCACCACCTCCAGCACCACCAGCACCACCAGGTGTAGAGGGAGAAGTTCCTCCACCTCCACCGCCAGCTCTTGTAACTGAACATCCTGTAATAGAACTTGCTGTTCCTGCACCGCCAGCACCAGCACCTCCAGGGGCACCAGCTACTCCAGCTGCCGAAGCACCTCCACCGCCTGATCTTCCTCCAGCACCACCACATTTATTACCACCTGGAAATCCTTGTGGTGGATCAACTGGTGGAGTATTACCATCACCAAATGTTCCACAATCTCCTGCCGCACCGCCACCTGAACCACCATCTCCAGCACCAGCTGGGGGAGTTGAACCTGGTTGTCTTCCATCTCCTCCGCCACCACCTGCAGATGTAATTGTTGAAAAAATTGAATTAGATCCCTCGGCACCTTTATTATTTGATCCTGCACAAAAAGGACCTGCTGATCCTCCACCACCAACAGTAGCGCAATAAGATGTGTTACCAGATACGGGTATTTCTAAATCTCTATAACCACCAGCTCCACCTCCACCACCTAAAGAAGCTCCACCACCGCCACCACCAGCAACCACAACAGCTTGAACTACTCTAGTTCCTGGTTGTGTAGTTACTGATCCCGATGATGTTTTTGATGTTACTGTATTTTTACCACGAGACGTTACGTTTATTGGTCCAATTATTCCGCCATTTGCCATAGCTTATAAAACCTCCTACGCGTCATCTAATTCTTCGTAAGAAACAAAATAAGTTAAGTCATTTGCAGCTGATGCTGTAAAAGCTAATATATCTGTTTCATCTAAATAAATCGGATTCTCTAAAAAACTTAGGGTAGCATCTGCTGGTACTGATATTGTATTAGCAATCTTAACATAGTTAGATCCATTATCTACACTAACTTCAATTGTAATATCAGCAGCATTTGTACCATCCACGTTTGCAACAAGAATTGTATTTATTTTGGCAACCTTATCTGCTGCAACATCAACCGCTGTAGTTCTAGATGTACCATCTAATAAAGCAGTTGCGTTCTTAGCATTAATAGTTGCTACGTTTACGATGTTTGGTGTAGCCATATTATCTCCTCTTTAATTTTAACCAAATACAATTGCCATTGCAATTGCTTTTCCTACTGATGCAGCACTAGAGTTTGCATCAACATATGTTACTAATCTTGAAGCAGCAACTTTTCTATTAGTGCCTCCTGCTCCATTATCTACTATAAATAAATCTGCGTCTACGATAGCTTCTCCTATATCTGTACCACCATCAATATCTAATGCAGCTAAACTAACTTTGTTAGCTGTTGATATTGTATCTAATTTAGAATCTGCTATAGCTGCTGATGAATTAATATCTGCGTTTACAATAACTCCAGCTCCTATTGCAGCTGTACCACTTGATATTGTAATATCACCACTAATTTTACCTTCGATGTATGTTTGCACTCTTGACATTGCAGTTTTTCTTTCAGTGCCATTTGCACCATCATCTACAATTAATAAGTCTGCATCAGCTAAGTCTGCTCCAATATCTGTAGCTCCATCTATTTCTAGTGCACCAATATCTACTTTACCAGCAGTAGTAATAGTATTTAATTTACTATCTTCTATTGAACCTGCTAACATAGAGTTTTCTACAGCACTAGCTCCAATAGTTACAGCACCGCTTGATGCAATACTAACATCTCCAGATACTGCTACTTCTTGATAAGATGTACCATCAGCCACTAATATTTTTGCAGATGTAACATCTGGCATTTTAAATAAAGCACCAACTGTAACATCACTATTAAATGATGCTGCACCTGCAGCACTACCATCAATAGTTAAAAATGTAGTATCTGCTCCACCATCAGTTCCTTTTAAAATAATATCTGTATCACTACCTTGTGCATCAATTGTAATATCACCAGCAGATGTAGCAAGTGTAGCTGCCGCATCACCTGTTGATATATCGTCTAATGCAACTGCAGCACTTGTATACGCATTTATCTGAGATGCATTAACATATTTTGTAGTGCCACCATCATCTATTAAAAATTTATCTGAATCTGCTATAGTAATTGATGTACCATCTGTAGCACCATCTATCTGTACTGCAGCACCTGAAACTTTATCAGCTGTTGATATAGTAGCTAGTTTAGAATCTGCAATTGCAGCACTAGAGTTAATATCAGCATTAACAATAACACCTGAACCTATCGCAGCTGTTCCACTAGAAATAGTTATATCACCACTAATTTTACCTTCAATATATGTTTGAAGTCTAGATGCTGCCATCTTTCTATTAGTTCCACCAGCACCATCATCAACTACTAATAAATCAGCATCAGCTAAATCAGCACCAATATCAGTTCCACCATCAATATCTAAATTAGCAATATCAAAAGCACCTGATTCAGCACCTACATATGTTTTAATTCTTGATGCAGCAGTTTTTCTATTTGTACCACCAGCACCATCATCTATAATTAAAAGGTCAGCATCAACTATAGCTGCACCAATATCAGTTCCACCATCAATATCTAATCCTGCTATACCTATAGTACCAGCTGCAAAACTAGGTGTACCAGATACTGTTAAACCATCTGTAGTAACTGTACCATCAAAAAATGCATCTTTAAACTCAAGAGAGGAAGTTCCTAAGTCTATATCATTATCTGTTACAGGTACAATAGCACCATCTTGTATTTTAATTTGCTCAACAGCAGAAGAAGATACTTCTACATAAAATTCTAAATGATTATTTGTTGAATCAACTAATATTTTGTTATTTGAATCTGCATCTCTAAGTGTACTAATAGGGCCACCCTCACCTGCTGTTCCGTCATGTGAGTGTCCTGTTGTTGCATGAAACGCAGCCAATACTTGGTTAAACTCATCATTAGAATGAGCTGCAAGTATAGTATCACCTGTTGTGAAACTAGACTGTCGTGCCGAATAGCCTGCCATTATCTTCTTCCTCCTGGGGTAAATTCTAATTGAAATCCTTTAACTGAAAATGAGTCTGCACTATTTTGATCATCTATTTGTAATGCTACTGCAAATCCAGATCCTTCTACTGTTTGTCTTACTAGTGGAACACCTGATGCATCATATAATGAACTACCATAAACTGCAGCACCATACTGACCAGCACCACCTACACTAGGAAGTGCAATCTTTGTTGGCTGTGGAGTATCTTGGTCATCATAATTATATCTAAGAGCTAAGTTTGCATCAATAGATGTGCCTTCACCTTCATAGTTTAAATTAACTCTTTGCATATATTTTCTAATACCTGGATCTCCCATTACCATATCAGGTGATCTATATACTGCTTGAATAGTAGTTGTAGTTGCACCTGTAGCAAAAGTATTTCCTGTTTCCATTTTATAGATGAATCCATCATAACCACCAAATACTTGTGTCTCAACACTACTAATAAAATCTGAATCTGTGCATGCAGGTTTAATACCCACTATATCTGCATATTCAAATCCAATAGATCCTGTATTAGGATTATTTTTTAATACACCTATAATTCCTTTTGATGATAATTGTCCTGTAGCATCAACTGGATAAAATAATCTATACTGAGATTTGTCTCTAATAACTAATGATGTTATTCTATCTAATCCTATGTCATCAATTCTAGACTGTATTTGTCTAGAAATAGATCCTAGTTCAACGTCACCAATTCTAGCTGTACCAGCAATAGTTCTTAAACCATCTGGTGCTAAAAATATAACATCACCACCAATCTCTTGAATACTACCACCATCTCTGCATCCAATATTTCTAGTAACTTCTTGTACTGCAAAATTACTTGATGATGTTCCTGTTAATTTATAAATTCTATCTTCACAAAATATAATTAATTCATTCCTAAATACTTTCATACCAACCACAGTAGAGTCAACTTTAAATGATCCTGCTCCACTAGCTGATGTAAAATTATCTTCTTCAAAAGGTACACTAAATATAACTTCTTGTGAATTACTTGCACCAGCATAAAACATATGGTTTTGAAATGCTTTTACAAACTTAGGATTTGTAGGTGCAGTTCCACCACCTGTTGCATTTACTACATCAACTGCAAAACTAGAATTAATTATTTGTGCAGCTGAATGTCCTGTAGCAATAACTAATTTATCTGTACCATTAAAATTAAATTTTTCAAAATCGTATGCTCTAGTTGCTGTACCAAGTCCAGTTGTTAAACTTGTCCAGCTACCACTAGTTGTACCTCTATGTATATCTCCACCTCTAGCTACAATAACTTGTCCGTTAAATATAATTGAGCAATCCACTACTAGACTTGTAGTGCTAGATCCTTGTGGTACTATCGTTGTATTATATTGTGCTGTTCCACTGACACGCCTATATCCACCTTTAATATCAGGTTCAAAATTTTGTAGTATAAGAGCTTCTCCAGGTTGCATTGAAAACACATCTTTATTAAGTGTTAAACCCCCTGCACAACTCACTACAAATGGTGATATAAGATCTGTTGCTGGCATTTACTATTCTGGTTTTTTTCCACCAGTTTCTTCCATTAATCTATCATACATTTTTCTTATGTTTCTTATTGGTTCATTGGGAAAAATGTCCTTGACTCTATCTTCTTTAAATGCTTTTTTATAAATTTCATATTTAATATCACTAACATTACTTCCTGGTTCATATTTAGCTTGTAATTTTTCATCAGCTTTTTTAGTCCCATCCATATTATCAGTAATTTTCATTCCATTTTTCTTTTCTTCAAATGTTCTTTCTTCTTTAATAGCCATTATGCAACTCTGCCTCCTATATTTGTAGCAATACTTTCTGCAATTGTGTCACTACGCATATAGTCATTTTTAGTAGCGTAGTCTACTTTTAATAATCTTAGTTTTCTTTGAAAATCTCTATCTGCTAATTGTGCATGTTGTGGATCTGATCTAAGCATATAAGTATAATACTTAGCTCTATCTACAATCAGTGTACCAAATCTATCTGGTAAACTCATATTGTCACCATGTGCAGATAAATCTGTATGTGTAGTATAATAATCATAATGCACTGTATACTCACTAGTATTTGGTCTTGGACTTACACCAAATGCAGAATGATCTGGTAATATATAAACTCTTAATGGTGCTGAGTAATTACCTTTATTATTTGTATCATCAGTTACTTTATGAATTTGCAAATAATTATCATATGATATATATGTTATTTTTCTAACTGCTATATCATTTCTATTTATTCTTACATAATCTACATCTAATTGTACACCATCTGACTCTACATAAATATATGATGTTTGTGCTGTAGCTGTAAATGTAGTATTTAAAATAGCACCTTCTCTAAAATTAGTTACAGCTTGTGTAGTATTTAAATTTTGTGTTCCGCCTGCAGATGTACCAACTCTAACAATTAATCCACTTG